ATTATCTTCTACAACAATATCTCCACGAACAAGGTTGGCTCCAGATGATCCGCCATCTTCGTATATAGTAAGAGCATAAGACTTATCATATTTTACAAAATCATCAGTTAGAGAATAGGTGATTGTGCTGTTTGCGTTAGAAGATATTGACTCTTCAATCTCTGTTAATTCTGAAACGTTTTCAATAACAATTATATAGTCAGCATTAGAATCTGGAACGGTGTATGTAACAGAAAGCGGATAAGGTGGAAGTCTTAAAATTTGCATAATTATTTACCGTAATATGAGGCTACTTCTTCAGGTGGTGCAATTCGTACCAGTCTGTGTGTTAGCCACTTTTCCGATGCCTCCTTTGAGACTATGTTATAACCTACCTTTAGAGCACCCAGATTATCCATGTGTAGGTTTCTTTCTGAATAAAGGGCTACCTTGTTTACCAAACTATTCTCTTTACCTAGTTCTTCTACTTGCTCTTCTTTTTCTACTGGTGGAATCCAACTAGCCAAAATCTCTAAAATTTCAAGTTTAGTATTTGCATCAAATAATTCTATGTTATTTTTCTTTGCGTATGACTTTAAAGACATTACGGTTTTTGTTGATAACTCTTCTATTGTTAGATTCATAATTCTCCTATACTCATTTGTAATTATACCAGAAAAGAATAAAGCGGGTAGTTTTTACGCTACCCGCCTTATCATTTATTGGTTAAATATTAGGAATCAGCACTATCTGAGTCGACATAAGCGACTGCATCTAGTTCTTCCCATTGAATACCAAAGCGTACGAATACTGTGTATTCGATTGTGTCCTTCTTTGCAACGTACTCACGATTTACTGTGATATCACGTTGGAAGCCCCATACACGGTTCTGAGGGAATGTCAAGTCGACATAACCTGCAGGGTAGTAAGGAACCTCAAGAACATCTACACCAAGTACACGAGTTGTACGTGTGTTACCAAGTGTCTGTGCTGTTCCATCAAGGAATTCTTGACGGTTAGCCTGTGTGCTACCAGTACGATCTGAGAAGGCTGCTGAAATAGCATCCGCTAGTGTACCGTTGTTACGAACAATACCAGCAAAAGCATCAGTACCTGCGTAGAACTTAAGGTTTGACTTAAGTGCACGATACTTGCGTGGCATTGCTAGAAGCAAGCCCTGCATTACTGATGTTGTGTAGTTGTTGTCTGCAACTGTTGCAGCGTACTCATGAGCAGCATTTCCTACTGTTCCACGAGTCTGCTTTACGAAGCCTGGCATGATAGACAAGAAGGCATCTGCGCCTGTTCCTGTACCATTAATAGCAAGATCTTCAATATCGTTAGCAAATGCATTGGTCATCAAGCGAACTAGATGATCCTCAAGTGCACCGCCTTCAATATTGTCTTCAAGTGCTTCTGTAGATACTTCCCAGTCAAGACGAATCTTCTTGGTTGTAAGTTCTACCTTTGTGAATGTAGCGCCAGCATTTGTGTAGTCTGGTGCACCCTGTGCTGCTGCACGGATTACACGCTCTCCAACGTTGACCTTTTCGATCTCCATTGTGTTGGCTCTCATTGTAACTCTACGACCATCCTTGGCGCGAACTGTTGCATCCCACACGTAGTCGATGAAGCGACGAGCCTGCTCTGGTGCTAGAATACCACCAGCCACGCCTGTTGGGTTTACTGCGTTTGCACCAGATGTTGATCCGAATGCTGCAGTTGCAGTGTTGCCTAGTTGTGCGCCAACGGATACTCCGTCTGCGTCAAGACCAGTTGCACTACCAATACCACCAGAAACGAATCCGCCCTGAGAGTTAATCTCATTGCCTGCTCCGCCTGATCCTGGATAGTTCTTTTCTAGATTGTTATTTTGTTCCGACATATTGTTCACCTCCTAGTGATTTATACCTTAGTTAAATAGGTCGGTTGATGTGAGGAAACGACCGCCCCATAGGGATTTTTGAACCCTTTCAGGCTCAAACTGCACGATCTCGCCTAGATCGCCAGACTTGCGGAAAGCGGTATCTTGCTCAACGGCATCTACTCGCTTACCAAACTCATTAAAAACTCCCTTGACATTTTTTACATCATCAGATACGGACTTAACCTCACCTGATACTGCGTCAAGAGATTTATTTAGTGCAACAATTTGCTCATGTAGAGACTTAATGGTTGTTGCAAGATCGCCAAAGGCATTTGTAAGAGAATTCTTGATTTCAGCAACTGCCTCAACAACTGCTTCATCAGACTTTGCAACAACATCTTCTGTTGAAGCAACTTCTCCCTCTTCTGTTTTTTCTACAGAAGAATCTGCACTACCATCGTCTGACTTAGCAACTGCAAGTTCTTCAACTGCTGGTGCTTCATCAACGACTGCTGGGGCTTCTGTTGCTTCTGCAACTACCTCTGCTGGTTGTGCCTCTGGAGCGACCTGAACTTCTTCAACTGCAACATCAACTGTTGCTTCTGTTGTTTCTGTCATAGGGTTTACCTCCTTTGTAATCTTAATTGTACTAATGCCTTTAGCACTATCAACTAAGAACTTTATCATTTCCGCTTTTTCATTATCATTCTTCTCAACAAAACCAATGTTTTTCATTTGCTTTTCTGTAACTGGGTGGGTTACTGACTCTGCATCTGAAACTATTACCATACCTGACTCTTGGTCATAAAAAATATTTTCTGTATCTACCTTTGAAATTAAGCCACCAATTACGTTATGACCATCTTGTTTTTCAATTGATACTATGTTTGCAAACTGATTTGCTGGAGAATCAACTAAAGAAAGTTCAAACAAGTCATATTCTTTAATAACACGAATTGTCTTGTCCATCTCTTCATTAAATGCATCATCCCAAGTCTTGATGTTTCCACCAATAGAAAATCCTGTGTAGGTTCCATCAAGAACCTTTTCCCATGCGTCCTGTGCACCCTTTGAAACATATGCTGAAACATATACTCCAGAATAAAACTTCTTTGTATTTGGATCAAAGTATCTGTCTTCTTTAAATGAGACAATCTTTCCAACTGCTGAAGGCTGGTGCATCTCACGAAGGTTGCCACGAAAATTCTTAAAAGCATTTATGCTAGACTCTGTTGTTACGATATCGCCTTGCTTGTCGATGTTATCGAGTGTTGCAAATCCTGACACCATACGGCGTTCAACGTCAACTTTTCCAATGGGCATTGATAGACGAACATTGTCGCCATCAGTCACCCAATGAGCCTTATTTATTAACATATCGTTACCATTATACCAAACATTTTCAACGTTATCTCAATTATTGAGATGACCTACCTTCTCCTTGTGGATTACGTCCAGAGATGGTGGTTGTAGAGTCTGAGTTGTTATTTGTTCTTTCGGCATCTCTTTGTCTATTACCCGCCAAGTTTGCTCTTGAATCTGTTGCCTGCCTTGGAGACATGACAAATGGCTCATCGCCATCTGCTCTCTGTGGAAGGTCCAACTTTTCACGAGCCTCATTTGGAGTCATAACCTGTGTCTTGACATAACGCTCAATAATCTGAGACTGAGCAATTTCATCTGTTAGGGTTAATTCATTAAACTTAAGTTCAAGAATATCTGTTTTTTCTTTAATAATTTTATTTACTACCTTTTCAAGATGCTTCTGTGCTGGACGAGAAACCTGCTCTTTAAAGGTACGATCCTGTGATAATGCTGCTGCGATGCCAGAATCTGATCCACCTAGTTTTGAGATAGGAACTTGATGGGCAATTAAAATGTCATCACGATTTTGCTTACGATACTCTTTGAACGAACCATCCTGAATACCATTTTCAATTGGCTCCATCTTAAACTCAACCTTGTTCTGGTCAGTATCACCAGGAAGTGGGATATAGAGAGTTCTGTGTGACTGAGATTTTAGTCCAGTCTGCAAGAATCTAAACATCTTATCTTCGCCATCTGCAGACAACTTTGCACCCTTTAAGGTTACGATGTATCTAGGGACAGCCTTGTTTTCAAAGTAGTCAATGTTATATTGTGATGCAAGTTGATCACCAATAAGAGATGGCATTGCTGCAACAATATCTGGAATTCCATAATATGTGTTTAGTGGAGAATATTCCTTATAGTGAATAATCTCATTTGGACGAGTATCTGCAGTCATTGGGTTTTGATTTTTAGCCCCAAAGTTTCTGAAATAAACAACTGAGTTTCCAATAATCTGAACAAATCCGTCACGAAGGCGACGAACACGAATAGTGGTTGCTGGTATGTGTCCAACATATCCTATTTCTCCAGTTACAGTTCTACCTATTTCAAGATATCCATTTCCTGTAGCCTGAACATCTGTATAAAACTTCTCCATTGTCTTTGTAAATGAATCATCATCGTTTAGATTCTCAAGCCAATCCTTAAGTTCAAGTTTCATTCTTTCAATACGATTACGAGCACGATCTACCGCTGCCTGATCTTCGTTCATTTCAAACCTTAGCATTGTTCTATCTGCAATATCAAAACGATATCCAAGACCAACAACGTTTTCTACCTTAGCATCAATAGCAGCATGGTTAGCAAAGGATGTATCGTAGAAGTTAGCCAACTCATACATATTGTATGGTGGAGTAATTACATCAAATAGACCATATCCATTACGATATACCGTTCCAGGATTAATAGCCTTTGAAGATGCGTCTGTTCCTGAAGGTGTTGCATTTGCTGCATCTAGATATGCTGCTGTTGGAGTTATTACTGCCTTCGCAACATTGCGTGAGGTCTTTCTACGGAAATTTTGATTTAAACCATTATAGTCTTTAAGGTTATCCCAAGACTTATTAAAAGGATCTTGTTCCTTAAATGGACTATCTTCTTTTGGTTGAGTGTTTAACCCAACTCTTACATAATCATCAGTCATCGCTACCAAACTTGTCATAGGTTTGTCGTGCTGCTACCCAAGCACCGTGGTCGTTCATAGAAGGAATCAAACCATTCTTCATTCTATCCATTTGTTCTGAGTACTCTTCTTCACTAATTCTTGTCAAACCAGGAACGAATACAACCTTGCCTTCGCCGTCATCGCCATAATGCATGGCAGCCTTTCTAAGTTCTGCAATCTTTGAGATATCTCCACGCTCTGAAGGTATGTTTAAAACGCTACCGCTACCGTCAGTAAACCAATTTCCATCTGACTTTTTGTACACGTATAGACCCCAATTGTAGTCTTTTTCTATTACTTTGCGTCGAACATTGCCAACTTTTTCAAGAATTTTGTCATCCATAACCACAAGTATAGCATACTATACTGGAATCTTGACTACGGTCTGCCAATCTGTATCGGAGTAAATTCTTAGTTTTTCAGCATCAAATATCATGCCCTCTGAGTCATCAATAATAATCTTATTAGTTCCAAGATAGGTCTTATAGACATCTGCTGGGTTAACTCCATATAAATCTGAAGCCTCAACAACCAAAACGCCTTCCCAAGTAAAATTATTTAACCAGTACTGCCATTGATAGTTTGTAACGCCATCTGTTTTAACCTTAAGCCAT